CGGCGTTGAGGCCATTGAACACGAAGCCGCCGTTCTCGTCGGTGATCTGGTGCGAGATATGCGAGCCGTTGGTGCGGTCGTAGAGGTTGACCGGGAAGCTCGGTTTGGCGACCCCGTCTTCACTCACGATTCCAAAGATGGCGCCGATGCCGGGCTTGTGGGGCATGTCGATCTCCTACCAAGGCAGCGGCTTCTCGCTGGCCCCGTATGTCTGCGCGTGCCATTCAACATACTGCTGGACGATCCCCTGCACGCGAAGCTGGGTGTCCGTGTCGGCGTATCCTGCCGCCCCGACCTCGGCAGCGGCGCGTAGCCAGTCGCGCGCGTGCTGGTCGGCCTCCTTGCCTTCGTTCGGTACTTGTCGCGCCACGAAGCTCTGGAATGGCGGGTGTCGGAACAGGGCGATGAGCTGTTCGCTTTCCCCTGCGCCCATCGGCCCGTTCATGTCCGTGCCTTCCGGTGCGATGCGTTGCGTCTCCGGCTTGACGGCTGCCGCGGTCGGTGTCGATCCAAAGAGCAAGAGCGGCGTTTCCAACGTCGGGAAGAGGTTGAAGAACGCCGCCTTGCAAGTCGGAGCAATGACCAACGTCACCTGCAAGCTGCCATCGCTCTGCTCGATGGCGGCCAGCCGTGTCGCCTTGATGCCTTCTGTCTGCTGCGTCACGAGGAGCCTTTACAATTTGAAGATGCGGTTGGCGCCGTTGTCCCACGTCACGATGATGTCGCCACCGTTCGGCGTGATCGGCAGGCCAGTCGCCGTGTCGATGTACGCAATCAGCGGACTGGTGCCTTCGGTGCCGGTGTCCTTGTAGAGCACCAGCGCTTCGATGCTGGCACCGGTAACCGAACTGAACGTGATGTCCGCGGCATCGGCCGCGCCGCCATCGGTCGTCTTGCTGGTCAGCGCCACGCCGCTGGTGGTGCCGATGCGCGCGCTGGTCGGGATGTCCGACAAAAACTCGTGCGTGCTGAAATTGGCGGTGTAGGCGCCAGTGTCAACGAGGATGCACTTGATCGTGTCGGTCAGCCAGTTGAATTGCCCTTCGAGGAAGCGCTGACGGCCTTTGTCGTAGAGGGTGTTTGCCATGGTCGTTTCCTCAGAAGGAGTGGTACTGGGTGGTTTCGCGGCGGCGTTCGCGCTGCTGCCGTTGCTGCTCGGCGGTCGGCCGGATGCCGAAGCTGGCGATGAAGGTGCCCTCGGCATCGCTGGCCTTGGACGGGTCGTAGGTGTCGCGGTCACGCCGGCTGAAGGCGCGGAAGCAGACCCAGTCGATCAGCCGCTCGTGGTGGCGTTCGGCGATCTCCGGGGTGTCGTCCGGGTCCGCCATCTTCACCAGCGGCCGGCGGTACACCAGCAGGCGCACCTGCGTTGGCAGCATGACCGCGGGGTCGTCGTTCGAGGCGTACTCGTCCTGCATGGGGATCGGCACCAGCCGTAGCCGCAGCAGCTCGCTGGGCAGCGTCTGGACGATGAAGTAGTGCGACCGGCCCTGCTTGATCGACCGCCAGCGGATGTGGTCGCCGTCGATCTCGTAGGCGCTGGTCGGTTTCAGCGGCCGGCCGGTGTCCTCGTAGCGGACGCTGTCCACGTCGAACACGCTGGGGTGCAGGTCGTACTCGGGCTGACTTGCCACGATGGGGATCAGGGTGACGTCGTTGGTCACCTCATCCCGCAGCAGGCGAGCGCGTTCAGCCGCCTCACGCTCGGCCTCGTTGAGGAACCCCGTGATCTCGGGGTCGCTCCACAAGGTCGGCGCGGGCGAGCCGTCCGCTTGGACTGAGACATCATCCAAGCGGGCACGCGACGCGGCGATCAGCTCCTGCAAGGTCATGGCGTCAGCTCATCACGAAACCGGTGATGACGCCCGCGGCCACGGTCGGAGTGATCGTGTCCACATACGTGCCGGTCACCGGAACGGTCAGGCCGGCGCCATCGGTCACGCCGGCAACATTGGCCGGCAACTTCACGTTGCTGACCACGCCAGCAGCGACGGCTACGGTGCCTGTACCGACAGCGGTGCCCGCCGAGTTCTGGATCGCGACGGTGGCCGCGTTGGCGAGCGGTGCGATGGTGGCGGCCAGCTTCACGTTCGACAGCACGCCAGCAGCCACGGTCGCGACATGCGACCCGGCCACCGCGGTGCCGGCGCTGTTATGCACGGTCACGGCATCGGTGTTGTCCACGAACGCCGTGGTGGCCGCCAGCTTGACGTTGGTGATGGCGCCAGACGCCACGGTGGCAGTGGCGTTGTGCGAATCAGCGCCCGCGCTGTTGACGACGGCAACGGTGTCAGCGCTCTCCACACCGGCCACGGTCGCCGGCAGGTTCACCGACAGCGTGCCCTCGGCGACCACGGCCAGACCGGTGCCCAGTGCCTCGGCAGACGAGGAAGCGACAGCCACCTCATCACCATCGGCGATCACCACCGATCCTTCCGGCACGCCACCGCTATCCGGCGTGCCCTTGGTCACGGCCTGATAGAACACCCGCTGGTAGCTGTTCTCGTTCAGCAGGAACGGCTGACCGTAGGGCTGGTTGCCAGCCGCAATCGCATCCGCCATTTCATCGGCGAGTTCGTTGGGGCTGGCAGCTTCGACAATCTTGTAGGCCGTGATGGACATGGGATCAATCCTCGTTGTCGTCGGGGTTGCTGTACTTGTCCCATGCGGCGTCGCGGTCCTGCGCGCGCACGGTGAAGCCGCAGCGATCCGACAGCACCTTGGCGTCCGGGCGACCGTCGCCGGTGAACAGGGCAGCCTGCTGCTGCGGATCGGTGGTGGCCTCTTCGACCATCGCCGCGATGTTCTTCAGGATGACTTCGCTGCGGGTCTGCTCGACACGCATGGGGTCACGGGTGTCCACGTCGTCGCTGAAGCCTTCCGGCACGCAGCCGCGCAGGATGGCCTCGCGATGGAACCGCGGATGCAGCGGGGTCGGTTCCCGCGTGACGCTGGCCGTGTGGCCGCTGATGAGCGCGATATGCACGGGCTGGTCGCCGGTGGTCACGAACTTCGGGTAATTGGTTGCTTCGGGTTTTGCCATGACGCTCTCCTCGTTGCATGGAAGATCGGCCCGGGTGCAGAGCCGGGCCGATCTTGTGGTGGCTTAGCGGTTCTCGCCGTGGTCGAACTGCGAGTTGTCCAGCATGGCGTACTCGAACGCCAGCAGGAACTCGCCCGCGGTCGGAGCCGCACCGGTGCCGGTCCACGTCACATAGACCCACGAGCCGTCGCTGGTGCTGGTCGGCAAGCCAGACAGCGCCACGGCCGACGTGGCGGCCACGTCGGCGTCGTTCTTGTACGCACTGCCGCTGGCAAGCGTGCCCACGTCCACCGTATCGCTGGTAGCCGAGTTGAACGCGGTCAGCGGGATGATCTGACCGGTGATGTTGTACGCGCCGGGCGGGAGCCAGAACGCCTTCTGCGGGGTGCCGCTGACGAGGTCCGCAGCCTTGACGCGCTGCTCGCCCGCAGTCTTGTGCTGACGGCCGGAATTGATCTGGAACATGATCGTTCTCCTGAAAGATGGACATGATGAAGCGCGGTGTTACCCGCGCTCCATCTGGTGGTTACATGCCGAGGAAGTGATCCACGGTCAGCACGCCGAAGTCTTCGGTGCTCTGGTCGTAGATGCTGTAGAACTTCGGCTTCAGCAGACCGAACATCTTGTCCACGTTGATGCCCCAGAAGCTGTCGTACTGGAACAGCTTCTCGACCCAGTCGGAGATGTTCAGGTCGGCCATCGCCAGCGACTGCGCGCCCAGCAGGAGCGTGCGCGTGCCGTTGACGTTGCCACCTGCACCCCACTTCGAGCCTGCGGCGGCACCGCTGGTGTTGAAGATCAGGTTGTGCTGCATGATGATCGCGCCGTCGATGGTGACGTCCGCACCCGTGAACCACGGGTTCTTGTCACCACGAACACCAGCGGTCGTGATCGCGCGCTGGAAGTAGTCGTCCATCTTCAGCATCGCATACGCCATCGGGTGCATGAGGATGATGAAGTATTCGCGACCACCGGACATGAGCGGCTTGACGCGGTGGGTGCGGGCATAGGCAACCATGTCCACGATCATCTTGTACTTCGGGATGTACGTCGAAGCGATGTTCGCGGTGCCAAAGCCGGAGTCGCCGGCGCCCAGCAGGTTGGTGCCGTTCCACGTCAGGTTGCGCTTGGCGGTCGGCGCGGTGATGTCGCTGGCGAACGCGAGGTTCTTCAGCTTGGACTTCACGGGACGCAGGCTGCCGTCGCAGTTGAACTGGTAGCCGATGCCCGACAGGGTCAGGATTGCCAGTTGGTCCACGCGGTTCGCGAGCCAGTAGCTCAGGCGATCACGGGCGATCTCGCGGGTCTTGATGACGGTGCGCTGCTCCGACATCTTGCCCTTCTCGCGGATACCGTGGTTCAGCAGGTCAATCGTGATGATCTGGCTGCTGGACTTCATCGCCTCTTCGCTGCCCTCGCGCTCGTCATCACCGGTGCCGCCGTCTTCGGTGAGGTCGGCCACGAGATGGAAGATGCACTGGTCACCCTTCTCGGTCTTGGTGAGTTCGGTCACGCGATGCACGGGCGAGTTCTCGCCGGTGCCGGTGATCTTCTTGAGGAACATCTGGTCGCGCGCGGCGAGCCAAGTGGTACGGCTCCAGACCAGCTTCTCTTCGGGGGTCTGCGCGGCAAAGTTGGTAGCTGCCATGATGGCTTCTCCGTTGGGTGGTTGCTATGGGTGTGACCGGTATCGCTCGGTCTCGCGAGAACATCCGTATGTGGATGAGCCAGCGCCATGTAAGGCAACATTCACCGGTGTCGTCGGTGACCCACGAAGACGCCATTAAGTGGCGAGCTGCGGGGCACTTCGGCGGCCCCGCTTACCATCTTCGCTTTTACTGTGTTCGTCAGGCGGGCAACCGGAAGTCCCCGCGCAGTTTCTTCAACTCGTCCGGTGGCATCTTTTCAAGCTGCTCATCGGTGAGGTTGTTGATGTCCAGCTTATCACTTCCGGCGCGGTTGCCAATACCCCCTTTCGGCGTGGCCGGCTGACGCCCTGCGGCATCGGCAGCTTTGCGCGTGGCCTCGACCGCACGGGCCGAAGGCTTGCCATCATCCGCACCTGCCGCGGCACCCGTGCCAAGCAGCTTGGCGAACTTCGCGCCCACCTCTTCAGCCGCCTTGCGCATGGCCTCGACCGGGTCTTCGCCACCGCGGATGAGTTGATCGCGCTTGCCGATCACGGCATAGATCGCGGTCTCGTCGGCATCGTCGCTGTTCGCGTCGAGGAATGGGTACGCGGCGTACAGCTTCTGCGCCGCGGTCGCCGCGTTGTCGGTGGTGCGCACCGAAGACATGCGACTGAACGCCCGATCTTCCGCGCGCTGTTCGGCCGCTTCGATGTCGGCCTTGTGCTGGGCTTCACGGGCATCCTCGATCTCGTCCAGCTTCTCGGCGGCCTTCTCGGGGTCTTCCAGCAGCAGCGCGTGATATTCCTTGCGGGCCTTCTTGAAGTCGTAGGCCGGGGCTGCCGGCTCCTCCTTCTTGGCCGGCGCGGTGCCGCCTTCCTTGCGCAGGCGGATGACCTCCTCCAGCAGCAGGCGACGTTCCTCGTTGACCTCTTGGAAGCGCGAGTGCGGGACCATGGGGCTACGGCCTTCGCCACCCTCACCGCCCTCGGCAGCCAGCGCGGCAACGGCGTCCGGGTCGAGGTCATCCTTGCCACCCTTCGCGGCTTCGGCTTCGGCGGCCTCGCGAGCTTCACGCTCCTCGTCGGTCTCCTCATCCTCACCCTCGTGGTTGTCCCCCTGCAACTCAGCCAACTCTTCCGGCGACAGAGCGGCCAGCTCTTCGTCGGTCAGGTCGGCGGCATTCTTGTTACCAGCCATCGGTGTTCTCCTCGTCTCGTGGTTACTTCTTCAATGCGGCCAGTTCATCGGCCTTTTTCTTCGCGCGTGCCAACGCGGCTTTCAACCGCTTCGGGTCTTTGCGAATCTCGGCGGCTTGCACCAGCGTGCGCATGTCGTCATCCGCGCGCCAGTCGGCGTCGTCACTCATTGCCAGCGAAGGACTGTTCTTGCTCATGGCTGCTGCACTCCGAACTTCTCGATACCGCGGTCTACCCCGACCGCTGGGCTTGCCGGACCTGCCGGCGTGTTGGGGTCAGTGTTCGCCGGCACGGCCGGGGCACCGTTGGTGGGCTGGGCCGGGGCTGCCTGCCCAAGCCCGGCGCCGATCTCGGGGATGATCGGCGCGGCGTTCTGGTCCACGAACCCGGCGCTCGCCAGAATCTCGTCGGCCAGCGATGCGACCTGCGGCATAGCACCCACCTGCGCACCGGCCTGCGTGGCGCTGTAGATCGACGTGACGCTGGACTGGGTGGCGTCGTTGCGGGTCTTCAGCGCCTGCGCCTTGGTCAGCTCCACCCGGGCATCGGTCAGCGGGTCGGGCTGCTGCTGACTGGCAGCATCGACGTCGGCGGCGATCTCCTGCTTGTCGGCCAGCGTCGAGTAGCGCAACACCCACTTCGCCGGGATCGGGATGCCCATGTCCTTGCGCATCGTGGTGATCTGCTCGAACTGGCTGTTGTCGAAGGTCACCTGCATCGGCTGCTCGGCCACCACCACGTCGTACTCGCCCACGGTCAGGTCGTTCTGGATCGACCCATCGGCCTGCTCCTGATTCAGGGCCAGCTCTTGCGTGGTGTCCTCGCCATTCGCGTCGGTGCCCGTGATGCGCATGATGCGCGGGCCATCATAGAAGTGCTGGATCAGCCACAGCAGACGGTCGGCCACCATGTGCCGGGTGCGCGCGAGGTTGTCCAGCGGGATTGCCAGCTTCTGTTGCGCGGCGTACTGGCGCGACTGGATGGCGACACCGGACAGCTCTTGATCGTCGTTGCCCTGCAACGAGTCGTTGATGCCGATGGTGTTCTGGATGCCCTTGTAGCTGCGGTCGATCACCTCGGCGATGCCCGATGGCACGCGGTTGGGTTCGATCTTGGTCAGCTCCTTCGTGCCTTGCTTGCGCACGATCAGCAGGCCGGTCTTGCCGCTCGACTCCTTGAACTCCTCAGTCGTCATGTTGACGAGCTGGCCTTCCTCCATCTGCCAGCCGCTGTTCGCGGTCGTGCCAAGGATGTGCAGGAACTGGCTCAGCGCCTTGTTCAGCGTCTCCTGCGGGGAGATGGCGTTGTCCACCAGCCCGCGCGTGACACCGCGGCGGAACAGCGGGAAGTACGGCACGACGGTGAACCACGGGTACGGGCTGTAGTCGTCGAACAGCACGATGTCGCTGGTGGTCACCAGCCACTTGACGCGGGTCGCCATGCGCTTCGTCTTGAAGCCGCCGCTGGTGGTCCACTCGGTCACCTGCTCATCGCTGGCACCGTCGATGTGGCGCACGTCGCCGTTCGGCCACACCATCACGTCGGTGATCTCGTAGGTGCGGTACTGGCGGTCGATCACGCGGATGCGGCGCGTGTCGATGTCTTCCATCACCGCATCCCACGAACCATCGGGACCATAGTCGAGGTTGCCGAACTTGTTGCGGCGCTCGTCTTCGGCGTACTCGCCATAGTCGCGCTCGTCGGGCTTGTACTCCTCGGCAGCGCGACGTGCTTCCTTGCCGAAGAACTGTTCGATCTGGTCGTAGCTGTACCAGCGGGTGATGATGACGTCCGACCACTCGTCGGGGTCGTAGCTCTTCGCATCCGGGTCAGGGATGACGTCCATCGGGTCGAGCACGGCAATGCGTGCTTCACCGACCAGCGAGTCGTCGAACCCCATGCGGATGTCGTAGTAGCCGCGCTGCTGGATCAGGCCATCGCCGAAGACCTCGGTCTCCTTCCAGTGCAGCTTGCAGTTATCGACGATCTGCATCGCCACCTGCGACAGGGTCTTGGCAACCGCGTCATCGGCGCCATTGCCACGTGGGCGATAGCTGATGTCCATACGGTTCGCGATCTGGTAGCCGATGGCGGCGTTGATCGCGGGCAGAATCTCGTTCTCTTCGACCGGCTTGCGGTTCTGCTCGGCCAGTGTGCGTGCGTCGGCATCCGACCATTGCAGGCCGCCGCCGAGATACATCCGCTCGCACAACCGGGCTTGGCGACAGTAGTCACGATGCCCACGGGAGCGGCCGTATTCGTAGCGCGCCCAGTTGGCGTGGGCGCGGCGCAGGGAATCTTGGCTCCACGCTTTCGTGGTGAAGGCTGAAGATGCTGTTGCCATGGTTGATCCCTTACGCCGTCATGCCGGGCGAACCGCCGCGCTGATGTCTAGCGCGCAGCTTACGCAATTTGTCAGCCACCGTCTCCTGCTGGGGCTTCTTCCGCGGTTGAACATCCACAGCGAAGGTCAGGCAGAAGGCGTCCCCGATGTCGGGCGACCGAAGACCGCGAGCTTTCATGTGCTCCTTGGTTTCCAGCACCAGACGACGGCTCGCATCATACCGGTATTGGCGGCCCGTGAGGTCAGCCTGCAACCGCGCGTCCTTCGGCATGTAGCACGGGGCATCGTTCAGCCATTCCTTGGCACGGCTCCACATCTCGGCCGACCGGTCGCGGTACTTCTCCGACTCGATGGCTTTGCCGCCGAAGTGGATGCGGTAGATGTTCTCGAAGTTCGCGTCACTCAGGAACGACTCGACGCCGGTGCCCACGCCACTGACGTCGATGCACACTGCGTCCGGCTCGTACTCGGCAATCAGCATGGCGACGCGGCCAGCAATCTCGGCGTTGCCCTCCTTGCTAACGCGGATCACGCGCAGCACGCGGCGGCCTTGGCGCACCACGATGCCAGTGTCGTCGTCGCCGTACTCGGCCGGGTCCACGCCGATGATGATCGGGCCGTACAGCTCGATGTTGCGGTTGCGCTGCGCCCGGGCCACCAGCAGCGGGGAGATGAGGCTGCCCTTGGTGCCAGCCATGAACGCCATCTCTGGCGTGGCCGGGTACTCCTGATTGAACAGGGTCTCATCGCCCTTGAAGTCATCCACCACTTTCAACCTACGCCAGTACATCTGCTCGCGCGTCAGGTCGAACGACTCCATGTATTCAAGCTCGTCATCATCCCACACAACATCCGATGGACAATCTTTCTGATAAGCGTGCTCCAAGAACCACGGAACGAAGATGGCGATGTACTCGCCCTTACCTTCGCTGGCGTCCAGCCACTTCTGGTGGAACAGGTTTCCGATCCCGTTCGCCGTGGACTCCAGCACGATCTCGGTGTCGTCCTCGTCGGGGATGGTCTGGCCGATACCCGCCATGTGCGTCTCGGCGCTGCGCCAGAAGGCGACCTCGCTGCCGTGGAAGAACTGGCCTGTACCGGAGCGGCCCGTGGCAGAGGCGCCAGCCGTGGCGACGCTGTAGCGGCAGTCCAGCCGGTCGAAGTACAGCTCCTTCTCGTTGTCCAGCTTCGTGTGCGGCTTGAACCCCGGCGGGCAGTTGTCGTTGTACCGCTTCGTCATGTTGAAGAGGTTGGCGGTCGCCTTGTCCTCGTGGGTCAGGATGTAGGCGCGCTTGCCGAAGTCGCCGGTGATCTTCCAGTAGAAGCGGCCTTCGATGTACGTGCTGGCGCCTTGCTGGCGACCCTTCAGGATCAGCGCGCGCACCTTGCCGGTCTTCGCGTGCTGCTCCTCCAGCGCCTCGTGGATGAGCTGCTGGGCATCGTTCAGCACCAGCGGCAACAGCTCGCCCTTCTTGGTGAGGATGTGCAGGCAGGCCGGCGCGTAGGTGACGAAGTCCTGCCGGACCTCCCACACCATCTTCGCCTGCGCGGTCAGCGCCTCATGGCTGGACATACCGCACCCGTACCTCGAACCACTGCGGGTTCATTGCGTCGGCCTTCTTGCGGGCCGTCTCCTCCAGCACGAAGCGCTGCTTCACCCATGCGCTGCCACCCACCTTCAGCCGGGTCTCGACGATCCACGGCTTGTGCTGCTTCCCCTTGGCCTTGCTCATTCGATCTCCAGCGCCTTCAGTTTCCCCGGTTGAAACACGAGTTGCCACGCGCCGGACAGCAGCGGCTTGGCAACCTTCCACGCTTGGCGCAGTGCCCAGCAGGCGCAGCGCACACGTTGTTGCCACGCAGCACCGGCCTCATCATGCCAGAACCGATGCGGCCGGCTGGTCATAAAGCCATCGCGCGTGACCATCGCCACCATCACTGGCTCGACCTTCCATGCCTCGGGGCCGCCTTCCTCGAATAGCATGGCCGCGGTGCGTGAGGCGGCGAGCACGATGTGATTCACCACGTCGTGCTTCTCCGGGCCGGTGTCCATCGCCAGCGACGTCACGCCCTCCAGTTGGCCGCACTCGATCTGGTATTCGTGATCGAACCACAGCTTCAGCGTGAGGTGCGGCGTGCCGTAGTCGCGGTCGCGGCGCTTGGCCTTGCGGCGCTGGGTCAGGTCAATGACGTCGCTCATGTCGGCATGCCGGCCGGGGCAGGGATCAGCCCGGCATACGTCAGGTCTTCGGCGCCGAACGGCCGATAGGCGCGCCGGTTGATGAGGTCGTCGATGAAGCTGTCCACGGTCAGCAGCGCCTGCTCGGCAAGGTCGGGCTGGGTCGGGCCGTTCAGTGCGGCCGAGTCGCGCAGGTAGCGGATGGCTGACGCGATGAAGCTGGCCCGGCTGCTGCGGTCGATGTAGGGCTGGAACGAACGCTCGGCGAGCATGAGTTCCAGCGACAGATAGCCGAGATACCAGCACACGATGGGCACTGGCATCTCGGCGTAGGCATGGTGCGACGACTTGGCGGCGTTGATCGCAGTCTCGATCTGGTTCGCCATGATCGACGTGGCTGCCACGCCACGCTCCACCAACTGCCGCTTCAGCTCGTCGTCGTCATCCATGCAGCGGGTTCCCGTCATCGTCCAGCTTGCGGTCTTGCAGGTAGTGCACGGCTGGCGTGCCCATGGCGCCGAACTCGACCGGTTTGCCCGTGGCTTCGGCCTCGGCACGCGCCAGCCGGTCCAGCTCCGCGGCGATCAGCGCGCCGGCACGGATCAGGTTGGCCTTGTGGTCCTTCGGCTTCCACCAGTCGAGATGCCACGGCCAGAACGAGTCGGGCATGGGCGGCATGCTGGGCCGGTCGTGCGTGATGTAGCCCACCGCGGCGCGCAGCAGCTCGTCGTGGTTGTAGTTGTCGTCGTGGCGCGGATCGAAGCCTTCGGCCTTCACCTGCCGCAAGCGCTCCTCGGCGATCAGCAGCACACCTGCGCCACACCCATTCTCGGCCAGCTTCACTGTGATGCTCATGGTCAGAAGGTCTCCGGCTTGGCGACCGCGCGGACCAGCCACATGATGCCGGTCTGCAACTCGGTCTTTCCGATGGCCGCGGCACGGTTGTCACTGCTGGGCAGGTCGGCCACTTCCTGCTGAAGCTGGCGCAGTTGTTCGCCGGCTTCCTTGATGCGGTTGATAAGGTCGATCTCGTTCTGGTCCAGTTCGCGGTATCCCGCGATCTTGCGGTGCTGGTTATCCATGTCTGCTTCCTCGTGGTGGCCGGAACACTGTCGGCCGATTCGCGCGACAGTGTTCCGGTGATGGGTCAGTCTTGCGGCTTCTGGTCGATGCGCGTGGCCTTGAAGCTGTTGCGCACGTTGGCACCGAAATACTTGCCCACGCTGTCGGCGCCGATCAGCTCTTCGTGGACCTTGGCCGGCACGTCAGCGTACTGGTACAGGCCGCCATTCGTGAACTCGACCTCCAGCACATTCTTCTCGGGGTCGTGGCCGACACTGCGGATGTTGCTTGACTCGACGGGCTGGCGGTTCATGCGCGCACCTCACTGGCAGCGGAGCACTGGTCGCGGCTGGCGTTGTGCTCGTAGCCGGCGGAATGGCGATCCGACCGCGGCAGGACGAAGCCGCTCCAAATGTCGAGCATCGCCGGGCCGTCAACCACTGGGGTCACGTCGTACTGCACCGTGGAACGGCTGAAGCCCACCTTCGTCACGATGCCCGGCACCATCACGTCGCCGAACCGCACGAATACCTTGTCTTCGTGGGCGAACTCACTGGTCAAGGCTGGCGCCTCGGCCGCGCTCAGCATGTTGCTGACGCCCTTCACTGCACTGTCCATGCTCGCTGCTGCCACGGCGGGATCGAACTCGGAACGCTTCAGGTCGGTGACGTTGAACTCGACCTTCAGGCCATTGGCGTGTGCCAGCTCCACCAGACGATCAATCGTCATCTTGGGCTGGGTCTTGCGTGGCGCGGCCTTGGCCGATGCCTTCTTCGTGTGCTGATTTGCCATCTACCTTCTCCTTGCGTGATGGCGCGCTCGTCTCCTCGTGACGCAGCGTGCCGTGATGCCGCTATTGCGGCTGATAAACCTTCGCGTGAATCTCGGCCAGCAACTGCTCGTAGGTCTTGTCGCCAGTTTGCTCGTCGAGCTTGTAGTTGTTGCGCTCAAGCTCGGCCACTATCTTCAGCGAAGATGACAGGTTCAACGCTGTCTTAGAACGTGAGCCGAGACTTACGGCACCAAGTGCCAATCCCATCTGACGCCTGAACACCGCGGCAGATGCAGGATCAAGCGCCATCTTCGCGCCGTAGTATTCGATGATCTTCTCTTCCACCTCATCGCGATTGATCGACGCCTCGGCCAGCTCGTTCGCCAGCCCCAACGTGATCGACCGCAGCAAGGCGAACTGCTTGCGGTGCGAGATGATGACATCGCCCGCGATGCTGCCCAGCTCCTTGATGCGCTCGTCCGGGTCCACCGGAATCTCAGGCAGCCCAGCGTCGTCAGCCTTGGTCTGCGCAATGGCCCGCACCCGCACCGGCTCCAGCCTCACCCATCCGCTCTTCTTGGCCCGCTGGCGCACAGCGCCTTCGCTGATGCCTGCCTCGCTGGCGATCTCACGGATCGAACGAACGCCGGCACGGAAGTCTGCTTCCACCGTAGGCCAGTCCACATCCTTTCGATTTGCCATGATTTCCCCCTATTGCGTAGTTTGAAAGTGCGTAGTGCGTAGTTGTGCGTAGCTTCGCACCCGAACCCCTTGCTCGCAACTCATGCCGCTATCGTCGTGTCGGGACAACCGATGGGTGTCGCTCTTGGCCGTTGGGCTTCTTGCCACGCTTCCCATGCGATCTTCGTGGCGACGGCGAAGTATTCGCTATGACGGTCTCGGCCGAAGGCAATGGCGTGGCTCTCGCGCTTCCACCGTTCGCCGTACCAGCGCTCGAAGCGTTCCTGCTCGGCGCTCAGTGGCTTGGCGTCCTTGTGACTCATATCAGCGGCTCCCCGGTGTAGTCGCACCATGCGCGACGTGCGCGTGTCCAGTGGCCCATGAAGGTCTTGACGTCTACGGTCTGCGGCTCCCCATAGAATCCTTCAGTGGCTTCGTTGAATGCTTGGGCGAGCCGGCGCAGGGCGTGATCGTCAGGCAGCCCGTCAGCATCGGCCCTTGCGACCATGCTGGCGCCAAGCCCGGTGGCGGGAACGTGGCTCACCTCGCCACCTCACTGAGCGCCAACAGCACCGCGACAGCGATCACCACAAACCACCGACCATCCTCACTTCTAACCAGACGACGAAACATGGAAACCTCCTAGTCTCTTGCCTTCAGAGTGGTAATGACAGCACTAGCCTGCTGGCTGTCGAGTGAATCAATCCACGTATCAACCTGCGGGAACTTTTGCAGGTCGGCTTCCGACTGGCCCGCGGCCGAGTACAGCGGCCGGAAGCCGAAGCTCACGCGCTCGCCACTGGTGCACGAGGCGATGCCGTGGCGCTTCAGCAGGCGGCGGATCAGGTCACGCTGGGGTGTTGTTGCTCGACTCACGGTCGTTACCTTCGGCTGATTCATGGGTTAATGCCTTCTCGATGGCCGCGACGTCCGCGGCAGGTGGAAGCTGGTGCTGCGCCTTGAATGCCTTCAGCGCCTCGTTGAACGACTCAGCCATGGCCGCGCACCTTCGCGACATAGGCCCGCATCTTCTCGCGCCAGTCATTGAACCCGAACCACCGCAGGACCATGCGGTTCAGCGCGATGTCGCAGGTCTCGCAGATGCCGCGATACTGGCGGCCATCGGCGCACACCTGCCACTGGTAGCGCGACGGGGCACCGCAGCGAGCGCACGGCACGCGCCGGATGCCTGCCTCGGTGTAGGGCTTCGTCCTCACGGTAGCAGTCGCAGCGCCAGCAGGCTGATGCTCAGCAGGATGCAGAGACCGCCGGCGATCACCGCCAATATGCCCGGCACCCCGGGGATGTAGATCACCCACTCGCGGCGACCCTCGAACGCGGCGCCACACAATGCCGCGATGAAGCAAAGAAACACCCCCAGTAAGATCAGCAGGACGCCACTGACAAAGATCATTCCTTCTNTCCCCCGATTAAGTTGGCGCGGATCACCGCACCGATGATGATGGCCGCATCGCTGAACCGTTGAGCTTCAGCCAATACGCCCTTCTTCTTGCTGCCTAGAACCTTGCCAGCGTTCAACCGCATTGATTCGAGCGCGCCTTGCAAACTCGGTTTCCAGTTCACGCGCCCGATGGATGTCAATCATGGGCTTGCGTCTCTTGCTTTTCCTGAATCATCCTTGCGTAGTGGCGCGCTCCTGCTCTTACACCTGCCGACCACACCATGCCGATGAACATGGCACAGCCGATGACTATCACAAGGCCAGTAAGCATTGGTTATCCCCTGTTTCATGTCGCACTTGCTACAGCTTTTCGATGGTCCAGAATATCGACAGGCAGAACAGGCACAAACAACCAGCAAAAACAAAATGCCTTGACACGATTGAAAGCCAAGGCACCATCCAATAAAAGCGATGGCACTTAATCCACCGCTACTAACCACCACAACAGCCAGCTTGTCCCCCACGCTCACGCTCACCCCTTGCCCGCTCGTAGGCGGCGCGGATGTCTTTTTTCAGGTCGGCCTCGAATAAGGCGACACCCACGTTCCCCAGCATGCGCTGGAGCTGGCTACCCGCCCAGCCCACGATCAGCTCTTCCTGAAGGTCGCCGATCAACTGCACCGCCTGATACTGGTGCACCTTGCCGTCGCAGCTCACCTCGCAGCGGATGCGCAGGCCGTGGCCGCCATCGACAGGCGACACGTCCACCAGCGCCCACAGGTTCAGCCTCACGGCTGCCGGGCCTGCTGCTTGTCCAGCCAGCTCGCCACCACCTCGGGGTTCGCGTTCAGCCACTGGGTGACCGCGGTGTTCGCTACGGCCAGCGCCTCCTTCACCGGCTCGGCACCGGTGAACACCTGCGTGTCGTAGCTGTCGCGCTTCAGCAGGGCCATGACCGCGCCGCCCTCGCCCTTGGTCAGCTCGACCTCGGCAAAGACGAAGTCCATCACGAACATCTTGTAGTTCGTGCCTTCCTTGTTCGGTATCCACGAAAACGGCACCACGTGGGTGCCGCTGAATCCCTTGGGCTGCTTCTCCTTGTCGCCGCACCCACACCCGCCGGCGATCTCGCGGCCATCGGCAGCGAAGGCCCACAGTGTTTCCGCGGCGCTCACCACCCCGGATGGTCCCTTGGTGTCGTTGTCGTGGCTGGCCGACGTGATGTCGCGCGCCAGCTTCAGTATCTCGACGCGCGCGAACAGCTCGTCGCGGCCCACCTTGTTGTCGGCGCTCATGCGATCACCTTCTTCTCGGGTGGCAGGATAAGGCCGCTCTCGCTGGCGGCCGGCGCTTCGCCGCGGCGAGCATCTTCCTCACGCTGCGCGTACAGCCGGGCGACCTGCACGGCACTGCCGCGCACAAGATCGGATTCACCCCACATACCGGTGCCCCACTGGGCCGGATACGTGTTCGGCACCATCTCGGTCACGATCAGCGCGCCGAAGTTGCCGGCATCGACCACGCCGATCAGGCGGCGCAGCTCGTCTTTCACGGCCTCGCGCCGGGCCAGTTCCTGCGGATCAGGCGGGAGCGGCGAACTGAGCGCGTTGCTCACGGCCGCGGCTACGGGGTTCTGCTGAATGGGGTCGCTCATGGGTCTCCTGCCTGCTCCGGGTAAAGTGGCTGGAGTATAACACCGCTGGTGCTATTTGGAAGCGGGTGTGGTACGCAAAACGCCCTTTTCCTCCAGCACGCGCAAGCAGTCCTGCGCGGCAGCCAGAATGTTTAGCGCCTGCTCCCACAATCCGTTGTCCTTGATGTCCTCGCCGGCGACCTTATCCGCCCGGCTGTTCACCGGAACCAGCGTGGGCAGGGGCGGCTTCGACAGGGCACTGGCCGGGCACTGGCTGACCAGCGGCGCGGTAGAGGGCCGCACGGCTTTCGCAGCGCAACCGCACAAGCTCAGGATCAAGAGTGCAATCAGCAGGCAGCGGTTTGTCATGGATCACCCGATCAACGTAGACGGTGCGCGTTTGCACCGTGGCTTGGGTCTGGCTGGTCTTCGCGGCCAGCCCCTCGGCGATAGTCTGGAACCGATCCGCCACGCTCATCGCTTGATCGACGCGGCCCTGAAACTCTGCCGCATCGGCCTTGGCAGTGGCGAGCTGCATCGACTGCTTCTGCACGTGCTCGCCGTAGAAGAACGCACCGACGATGCCCGCCATGCCCAGCAACAGGGCGCCGATGAGGATGTACTTGTTCATGCCCCGGACTTCCGGTGCGCGGAGATTTCCCGCCACAGCACGAACCCGATGCCAATGGCGACGATCACCGCGCCGAGAATGTTCAGCAACTTGATGTCACCCACATGCTGCGCAGTTGGTTGCCCGTGGCGATCAGGTCGGGCGCCGCGCCGA